CAGCGGCACATAGTCGTTGTATTGCGCCTCGTTGTCCAGAGGGTCCGAAACGTGGCTCCCCTTTTCCCCGTAGCTCCGTACCACCGTACTCGCCGGCACGAACTCGATTCCGCCGAATCGCCTCGTCTGGGTCCCGTTGCCGTCCTGGGAGAACATTCCCCGCGCCTGGCAATCCGTTCTCGTCTGGCCGCAGATCGTAAACGGCGCGCCCGCGTTCATGCTCCCTACCCCGCCGCTCTGGTCCGGCGAGTATCCGCAGCGATAGTAAGGCGCGTACTTGTTCATCGCGGAGCCGCCCGTGACCGCCTCCGCGCGTTGCGTGGCATTCGCCGGGAACCGCCATGGGCAACGTCTCTGCACCCGCACATCCGGCAGCGACATGCGCTGCGGGCTCAGGCTGCTGCTGGCCGTCAGTCGCAGGCTCGTTTCCGTGATCTCCTGCGGCGCGTCCGCCGTCCCGCTAAACAGCACCTCCGCCTCCGACGCCGCAGTACCCTGCACCAGGTCGAAGAATACGAACTGCACCGTGATCTGGCTGCCCTTCCAGCCGGTGTTCCGCTCGATCTCCGAGAAATGCGAGTCCGCGTTCGCCAGGCTGATCGATATGCGCGCGATCACGTCGATGCCTTCGGCCGCGCCCGCCTGCACGTCGAAAAGATTGTACTGCATGACCCGCGCCTGGTAGCTTTGCCCTCCGAACTCCACCTGGTGCGTGCTCCACCGCTCGGTCGCCCCCGACGCCAGTACGCAATCGAAGAGCAGCAGCGGCGTCTCGGTGACTCTCTGTTCCTTGAGCTGGTTAATTGTCGCCATCACCCACTCGCTCGAATCCGCAACGTGCAGGAGTTATCCTCCACCCCGTTCGTCGTCCGCGTCAGCGTGTCGTCCAGGAACCACGCGCTCGCGTACACGCCGTTCCCCTCCGTTGTCTTCCTGTATTTCGAGGCGCCCACCTGCGCCTCCACCTGGAATCCAAACAGCTCCACGGCGTTGCCGCCCTCGATCGTCGCCCCGAAGTTCACCGTATCCTCCGGGGCGCCCAGATTGGCCCCGTACTCCAGCCGTGTCCATACCGGCCCGATCGCAAATCCTCTGCTCGCGGATTTCGTCGCCGTGCTTTGGAACAATGTGATCTGCGCCGCCGCCGCGCTCTGCGCCCACACGCTCAAGCAGTACTGATACCCGCCCGGCGCGTTGATGCTCTGCTGGATGTTCGCCCCGATCGAGCCCTGGTTGACGACGCTGGTTGCCCCCGTGCCCCCCAGCGGGTCCGTCAGGCCCGTCGTTACCGCCAGTCCGCCCCCCTTGATCCACGCGGCTTGGGTCGGATCCTCGCTCCAGCTCACCAGGTTGTCGAACGGGTCCAGGAACGTGAACGATTCGAGTTGTCCCTCCACCGCCTCGAACAGCGTCTCGATCGCGTTCCACTCCGCGTCCGTCAGCCCGGAGTATTTTAGGCTCCACTGCACCGTGTTCGCCGCCGGGTCCGCCAGCTTCACCCTGTTCCCGTCGGCCGCTTCATTCACCACCGTCCGGCGCAGCACCTGCTTCTTGCCAGGAAACTGCGCCACCGCACCGCTCGTGAGTTGTGGAAAGTACGGCATCTCAGTGATTGTTTTCCCTCACTACCAGCACTAGCTTCCCTTGCGTCTCGGCCTCCAGATCCATCGCGAATTCGTCGCTCCCCAGGCTGCAATCCGGGTACACTGTGCCGTCCCAGGGGTCTTGGAAACTGAAACTCCCGAACCTGCCTTGCGCGCTAACAAAGAACGCCTGCAAGCCTGCAATCTCCGTCTCGTCGAGCAATGCCAGGTTGATCGTCCATTGCCGCCCGGATGCCCCCCGCGCCCGGTAATGCTGTTCCGTCCCGTCCAGAAACCGCATCACTTCGGTCGTGTGAAGCAGCGCCCGGCTCGCCGGATACTGCGCCACCGCCCCCGTCTTCAGTTTTGGAAACGCGCTCATAAGTCGTTCACCACATCGTTCACCGAGTTCATGTTCAGCATGGCCTGGCGCACCGCCTGCGCGATCAGATCGCTGTGGTCCATGAACGACTGGCTGTCCATGGTCTGCACTTGAATGGTGATTTGCTGCCCGCCCGAGCTCTGGCCGCTTCCCGCCGCCGGCTGTGACGGCGTCGCCGCTTGCCCGCCCGAGCTCTGGCCGCTTCCCGCCGCCGGCTGTGACGGCGTCGCCGCTTGCCCGCCCGTGAGCGTGCCGTCGAAGTCAATCGACGGTGGCGGAACGTACTCTGTCATCGTTACCGGCGTGGGGCTGCTTCCTCCGCCTGTGAACAGGCCGATCAGGCCGCTGATTAGCGGCGACAGTCCCAGCCCGCTGCCGAAGATGTCCCCCAGCACGCTGCCCGCGCTGGTCCCCGTCGATCCGCTCCCCGACCCCGATTTCGACGACGTGTTCTGCTGCACCGCCTCCGTATTCAGCGTCACCGCGTCGGTTTGCGTCTGGCTCGCGTTGGCCAGTTGCGTGAACTGCTCCGCCAGTTGCGCGTTCCCCTCCACCGTATCCGTCAGGTTGCTGGTCAGCGAGGCCAGCACTTCGTTCACATCGCTGCCCGTGCCCGTCGCGTCCACTACGGTCGTTTTCTTGCTAGCCACGCTTCACCTCTTCGGTCAGCTCCCTCTCCAGCACCAGCATCGCCTCGGCCTGCCGCGCCGTCAGTCTCTCCGCATCCGGATACCCCAGCCGCCTCCAGGCGTGGAACGCCTCCAGCCAGCCCACGCTTTCCGCCGTGATGTACGACCGCGGGCACTCCTTCGTCGACGCCGTCCTGCGCGCCCACACCGCCTTCGGTGCGCTTTCTCTCCCCCGCCCCAGCCATCCGCACCGCCGCTTCTGTTCCAGCCTGTTGCGCCTGCATTCGTCGCACCTCCACCCGGCTGGATTCGAATACCCCAAAAAGTGGAAGGCGACGATCAGTTTTTTCGTTCTTCTTCCGACAACCCGCACTCCGCTTTGACCGCCGCCAGCGCCTCTCGGCTCAGTTCCTCCGCTCCTACCGCGATCAGCGTCTCCGGAGTGGCTGGCTGCCCGTCCAGCATCAGTCCTTCCACCCGCAACAATCCCCAGGCCAGGTACTCCCGGTCGATCTCCCTGGCCAGCAGCGCCGCCTCCAGCTTCTCTCGCGGATCGCTTCCCGCCGACAGGCATTCCACCTTGCGCGCCGTCTCCCAGATCCGCCGCGTCAGCTCGATCCGACGCCCCAGCGACATCCGCGCGATCGTGAGTTTCACACCCGGCGCCGTCTTCGACTCCAACGTCTTCTCGCTCTGGTAGTCCATCGCCTTATCCGAATGCCACGTAGATCTCGTCGTTGCCCGCTCCCTGCGCCTGGCTCCCGGTGAACTTCCACTGCAACCGCGTCTCGCTGTCGTCGAATTCCGGCACCACCGGTACCACGCTATTCAGGCACACGCCGAACAGTTGTCCCGCCTGCTGCCCCAGTTGCAGCATCACTCCGATCGGTGAGTACTGCCGCGCCGCCTGGTACAGTCCCTTCGTCGCCGCGTTGTCCAGTTCGAAAAGCTCGAAGTTCACCGTCACCGTCCGGGACCCCGCCGACAGGCACCGCGGCTCGTCGCTTCCGAACTCCTCGTGCCGCGTGTCGATGTTGTTCTCTAGCACCACCTCGGCCGCAGTCAGCGTGTAGAACCGGTCCGGTGTGTTGTCCAGCCACGCCTGTCCGAGGTGCCCCGGGATGATGCTGTAATCGAACTGCTGCAGCGCCGGTTCCGCCGGAAAGCTCTCCAGGCCGCCTTGGTTCTCCTGAAAGCTAGTGCTGTCGATCAGATCGCAGGCCACCCCGCTGAACTCGAACTCGTTGTAGTCTCCGTTCACCTTGATCTCAATCTTGTCCACCGCCGCCCCGCTCAGTATCCGCTGCACCGCGTCCGCCGGGCTCCAGTAGTCGTAGATGCTCAGCGACCCCAAATCCGTCGCCGGGCCGTATGTTACGGTCGCCCCGATCGCCGCGCCCGCCGCCGGCAGCGCCGTGAATGGCGCGTTCAGTTCCACCGTCAGCGGGTCCACGATGGCGATCGCGAACCGCAGCTCGCCTCCGCACGTCACCGCCTGGCCAGGAGCTAACCCGTGCGGGCTCGCGAACGCCAGCAGCTTCGGGTTCTGGCTGGTTCCCGCCGTGCCCCCGCCAAAGAAGATGGGCGCGCCTCCCAGCCCCGCCTGGAACAGCGGTCCGTAGCCCGGCGCCGCGTTCTGCTGCGTCCAGCCCGTCATGTAAGTCGTCACGTCGAAGGTGGTCGTTGTCCGCAGCCCCGCCGGCGAACCCGGGAACGTCCTTGTCCCCGTTTTGTCCTTCCGTTTCGGGCGCACCAGCTTCTGGCTTGCCGCGAGCTTAACCGCCGGAAACCGGTTCTGGCTCGTCACCGTCGACACCTGCCCGTAATTCAGCTCCTGCGCCACATACAGCCTCTCGTCGTTCGATGATATGTATCCGCACGGCATAACAGTTAGATCCCCCCGGCCTCCTGGGCCGTCCTTCCCCCATTTTTTCTGGCGAATCCTTCAGTAACTCGCGTCCACGTCGAACAGGACTTTTCCTACCTGCAGGAAATTCTTGCCCCCGTGCTTTACCGGCCCGAACTCCACCTTGTACCCGCCGGTGTAGAACATCCCGGATCCCCAGTCCCCGCGGTTCGCGTCCAGCACGGCCACAACCGCCGCCACGTAGTACTGCAAATGGTCGTAGACACGCTCCAGCCGGTCGTGCGTCACACGCACTTCCGCCGCCATCTGCACCTTCCCCGAGAACGTCCGGAACTTTTCCTTTTGCAGGTTGTTCAGTCCCGCACAGTAGATGTACACCGCCGGGTACTTCACTCCCGCCGTTTTCTCCGCCACGTCGGCCGCTACCTGCTGCGCCTTCACGTGTTCTGGCTCGATCGGGGCCAATTCCACGTTTTCGCTCGCCGCGATCGCCTCTACTGTCGCCGCCAGTCCGCTGGCCGCCTTCATGATGCTCAGCGTCTGGCTCGTCGCCGCGTTCCCTAGTGTCGCCATTCGCTTATCTCCACAGCACATTCGGCCCCGGACGCAAGTAGGAATCCGGCGCCTGTCCCGTTCCCGCCGGTGTTCCTTGCTGCAAGCCCGCCACCGGTAGCGTCCACTGGCCGTTTATGGGCAGCGCCCCCGCGTTCTGAAGTGTCTGTTCCGTGACCGACAGTCCGGCATACACGTTCCACCCGCTCGCCTGCGCCGGCGGGTTCACCGCCGTCGCCACCAGCGTGTTCCCCTCCGGCACGATCAGGATCGCGATGTCGCTGGGGCTGCCCTCCTCGCCATCGCTGATCAGCCACGCTGCCCGCACAAAGTACGTCGCCGCCTCCTCCGCCGCCGGCACGTAGCTCAATTGCGGGCTATCCGCCCTGGGAATCGGGTCCATAACCGTCCCCACCCCCGTCTCCACCAGCGCATCCCAGGCCCACTGCGCCAGTTGCTGATACTCCGTCCATTTGGCCACGTACCGGTCGTTCAACTCCTTGGAGTATGCGTCCCGGTATGTCGCGACCAGCGCCCGGAAGGTGGCGCATTTGCCCAGCGGCGGCGTCACCACCACGTTGCCCAATCCCAGCGTCGATCCCTGCCGCGTCAGGTACGCGTCCAGGTCGATCCCCAGCTCGTCTTGCGCCAGGCCCAGCTTGATCGTCAGATCGATCTGTTCCGTTGTCGCCGTCTCCAGGATTCCCGACTCGTACCCCGCCAAGTCCTCGATGCTCGATATCGTCCCGTCAGTGAATAGCGCCATACCCCCACCGCCTCGTCCCTGCCTGCCGTCCTCTGTTTAGTGCCTGTCGGAGAATTCCCAATCCGGTACTTGCCGCTCGGAAACGTTGCCTCATCGGCGTTCATCTGCGTTCATCGGCGGCTGAATCTGTCTTCTCCCGCTCTGCTGAGCGCCTTCTTGCACTCGCTCAGGTCTTGGATCGCGTCGCGCCCCTCAGCGCCCGCAGATCCGCCTCCGACACCACCGTGATCTGCATCCGTCCCGCCGCCGCTATCTGGTCGGCCGCACGCTTGGCCTCGGCCGCCCGCTCGCGGTGTTCCGCGGTCTCCTCCGCGCTAGCCGGCCGGGCCCGTCCTTCCACGATCATCTTCGCCGCTACCCGGCGCGTTGCCTCTGTCAACACTCCCGCGCGCCCTCCATCCGGCGTCTCCTGGCTCACCACGACGACGAACGCTTCGGCCAGCGCCGCCTCGATCTGCTGTATCTTCTGGTAGTAGACTTTCAGGTCCATTTTTCCCTATCCCTTCTCCGCGCCACTGCGGCCGCTTCGCGCTGGACGGAAGCTTCCGGAGCCCCGGCTTCTCGCCGAAGCTCCGGAATCTCCCCGCCACGGAACCAGCCGCCTCGTTGCCGCGCCGCCGGTTTTGGATGCCGGCTAGCTGTTTACCTGCACCGCGAACGTGTTTCTCAGCACCCCCACCCCGTACAGCACATCCACCGTGAACTGCTGCGCCAGCGTGTTCGGCTGATAGCTCATGACCACCCGCATTCCGAAGCTGCCCAGTTCGGCGTACTCCGCGATGCCCCCCGTCCCCGGCAGCGGTTGCGGCAGCCGCCGGACCACCAGGCCCAGCGCGTTCCGCGCAAACGCCAGGTTGTGCGTATTCACCGGAGAACTCCCCGTCTTGGCCACGAATTGCGACCGCAGCACGTAGAAGTCCTTGATCTTCCCGACGCTTCCGTCCACCAGAGCTTGCAGTCCGGCTTCCCCGGCGGTCAGGTACTCGCTGAACCGCTCGATCTGCCGCAGCGCCGAGTAGGCGTTGGCATCCACCACCAGAAACCTCGGCTCGCTGGCCGGAAGCATGGCCTGGAACAATGCCGTCTCCGCCGCATCCACCACGGCCTCCGTGAGCGGCGTTCCCGCCGTCCCCACCGGCGTATTCGCCGAGAAGCTCGCGTACGTATTCAGCAGGTCCGTCTCGATCCGCTGCGCGAGCGCCACCATCGCCGGCTGCATGTACAGCTTCAACAGGTCCGGCACCGCCAGGACTTTCGTCACGTCCGGCACTTGGAAAGTCGCTTCCGCGTGCGTGTTGAGCACGATCTGCGCGTTCCCCAGGTTCGGGTTCTGCGTCTGCACCGTGCCGCCTTCCGCTAGGTTGTTGGCGACCAGGGTTGGGGGAATCGGCACATTCACCGTATCCCCTGCCTGGGCCAGTACGGGCTCGTAATCGCGATTGACCAGGTTCCCCATCACCAGGTTTCCCATCAGGGCTGGCAGCGCATCCGCCGCTACCAGTTTGGCAATCGCATTGGCCACGTTAGATGAAGTTATTGCTGGCATTCGTTTCTCCTCTCGCTTCGTTTCTCTCTGCTTACTGCTCGATTCCTACCGCTGACTTAAGCCCCCCGCAGCGTCTGCGATGTGATTCTCACGATCTCTTGCCGGATTCGCTCGGCATCCTCCGAGCTCATCCCCGGCCGGATCTTGTCGATGTCCACGCTCTCCCTGCTCGCCGCCGGTACCTTGTGCGCCGAGACCGCTCCCGACCCTCCCGCGATACGGGCCGGCAAAAACTCCGGGTTCTCGTTCAGAAAGTGCGTCACGTACTCTTTCAGTCCCACCTCGCCCTGCTCTCCCCGCGCCAGCAGCCGCCCGTCCTCGGCCCGGTAGACATCGTCCTTGATCGCCTTGAACGCCACTTCCACCTTGCCCACTCCTAGCCGCGCCAGTTCCCCGCGGATCGTCGCCGCCCGCTCGGATTCCTCCGCCTGCTGCCGGCTCCGCTTGTTCTCCTCCACCAGTTCGTTGAGCCTCCGCTCCAGTTGTTCCCTTCGCTTCCGTTCCTCGACCAGTTCCGCTTTGTAGGCCGGCTCCGTCTTCGACTGCTCCCTCTTCACAAACTCCGCGATCGTTTCCCGCACGATCTCTCGGATCCCGTCGCTCTTGCCTTCCACCGTCTGTTTCTCTTCGTCCATATCTCGTCCGTCCCCTTCTGTCCGATTTCCATCGGCGTTCATCTGCGTTCGTCGCCGGCTGAAAGCGTTTTTGTTTGCTTTCCCATGCTTCCGTCCGCCCGCTTACTGCCCCTCGTCGATTTCCTTCCCGATCTGGTCTTTCAGCTCCTGCCGCGCGTCGCACAGGTATTTCGAGGCCAGCTTCTTGAACACTTCCTTCCGCAGGGTCGCCGAGGTGATCCCCAACGCCAGCAGGTTCTTCGCGTCCGCCAAGTCGGTCGAGAAATCCCCCACGTCGAAGTCGTCCAGCCCTGTCACGTCGATCGTCAGCCCGTCCTGCCGCGCCGTTTCGATCGCCCCCAGCACCCGCTTCATCGTGTCCTTCACCGCGTCGCCGAATCCTCGCAGCACCTCGTTCGTGATCGTGAAGTCCCTCTGCTTGCTCAATCCCGATAGCGGCGTGTTCAGGTCCACCGCCTGCGCCATCAGGTAACACACCCGGTAGATCTCGTCCTTCAGTTGCGACAGATTCGCCAGCGCCACTTCGTAAACGGTCCCCGCCGGCTCCGTCCATCCGAACTTGTCGTTCGGCCCGAGTTGGATGTAATACGAATCCCCGATGATTTGCTTCCACTCCCGATCCGAGTAAATCACCGGCATCGCGAACAGCCCCATCGTCAGCGACCAGCCCAGCGCGTTCGACTTATTGAAGTGCTCCAGTTGCAGCAGCGCCGCCTTGTTCATCAGCCACAATCCTTCGCTCGCTTTGAACTGGAACAGCGGCACTCTTCGCTGCCCCGCCAGGCCGTGCTGCCCCGCGTCCACCTGCTCGATCTGCCCTTGTTTTCCCTGTTCTTCCGTCGCCCGGTAGATCCGAAACTGCTCCTTGTCGTAGTACAGCCACCGCGTTTCCCGCCTTTCCTGCCCGTCGCCCGGCGCCCCCTGCGTCGTCCGCGACGTCCGCAGCACCACCCAGTCGTAGTTCCCCTCTTCGTCGTGACTCCAGTTGATGAGCTCCTCCGCCCGGTAGTCCACCAGGTAGGCCCGCGACGCCCCCATCGCGTCTTCCTCCGCCCGGTTCGCCGCCGGCGCTCCCACCCGCGGGAAGTCCACCAGCACGTAGCTCGCTCCGCTCACCAGCGC